GCAGGAACAAAACATTATTTTAAGAGTGGTAAAGAGTACAAAGGTAAAGTACATAGAATGAATGGTCAGATACATACTGGAGCAAAACATTCTAAATCATCAAAACAAGTAGTACACTATGGTAGTCTGTCAAAAACTGCAAAAGAAAAAGCTAGAAAAAGTTGGAAGTAATGGCTAAAAAAGTAAGTTGGATGTGGGGTGGCAAAAGATATTATGGTACTCTAATTAGAGAAACTAAAACTCATAAATTTGCAAGAACACAAAACGGAAAAGTAAAGAAGATTAAGAAATAATGGCAGTAAAAATACCAGCAAGTGCAAACGCAGCATTAATAAAAAAAGCAAAGTCAAGTGGCATATCTTTATCAACATTAAAAAAAGTTTACAAAAGAGGTCAAGCAGCATATCTTAGTTCTGGTTCAAGACCAGGTGTTAGTATGGGTGCTTGGGCTATGGGTAGGGTCAATAGTTTTATTCGTGGTTCTAAAAAACACGATACAGACCTTCGTGGTGGAAAGAAAAAGAAGTAGTGGCAAAAAGAACACAACCTTATAGATTTGGTGTACCAGCAAAATATTTAGAGGGATTATCTGATGCAGAAGCAAGAAAACGAGCAGCAGAAATAAAAAGAACAGCTAAGGCATACAAGGCTGGTAAACGCATAAATACAAAAAAAGTAGAACGATCAAGATTATCTGATAAAAAGAAAAAAAGATAATGGCTGAACGTAAAGTTTGTGCTAATCCTGGTTGTGAAAAAAAATTTACAGCTAAACATAATAATAAAAAATATTGTACAGTTCAATGCAGTCGCAAAGCTCAACATAAACGATCTAAAGAAAAAAAGAAAAAAGAATTTACGACACAAATGACTGTTACTCGTGGTGAGTATTACGAGGATTATGTACAAAACTTTGCAGCAGAAGTAGAGCAAGAACTTATTGCTAAGACTGCTGTAGCTGATATATACGGAGTAAACAAATCAGTTGTTACAAAGATGCACGAAGCATATCTAGTAGATAAAGATAACTTTGAGTTACAAAAAAATTGGACAACGCCACAAGAAGCAATTAAATCATTAGGTAAGTTTGAAGATTTTAGAGATAGATATTTTCAAACAGAAACAGGAGATAGTTACGAAACAGCAGATTTTCATAAAAAATGGATTAAGTCAATTTTAAAAGCAATAGATGAAGGTGGAGAACAAATGATTCTTAGCCCACCAAGACACGGCAAGACAGACTTACTTACACACTTTGCTGTATGGCAGATATGTAAGAATCCTAATGTAAGAATTATGTGGGTAGGTGGTAATGAGGAGATAGCAAAGAATGCTGTAGGTTCTGTAGTAGATCATTTAGAACATAATGAAAAACTTATAGAGGATTTTTGTGGACCAGGTAAAACATTTAAACCTAAAAGCAGGTCAGGTAAATCTTGGACATCAGGACAATTTACAGTAGCTAATAGAACTGTTACTGGTATTAAATCACCAACAATGGTTGCAGTAGGTAAAGGTGGTAAGATACTATCTCGTGACTGTGACTTGATTATTGCAGATGACATTGAGGATCACGGAACAACAATACAACCTAGTGCTAGAGAGCAAACAAGACAATGGTGGACAACTACTTTGTCATCTCGTAAAGAGGAACACACAGCTATTGTTGTTATAGGGTCAAGACAACACCCAGAGGATTTATACAACTTCTTATTAGAAAACCCACAAATGGACAAGATTGTAGAAGAAGCACATAGTACAGAATGTGTATTGCCAGAAAACGACATAACAGTTCATAAAGATTGTATGTTATGGGCAAGTAAACGTAGTTACAAATGGTTATTATCTCGTTTACAAGCAGCAGAAACTACAGGTGGTAAAGCAATATTTGAAATGGTATATCTAAATAAAGCATTTGTTGATGGTATTACAATGTTTGATGTAGAAGAAGTAGATAAGTGCAGAGATGTAAATAGAACTATTGGGCAGATACCAGCAGGTACAAAACTAATTGCAGGACTTGACCCAGCTTCTACAGGTTTTCAAGCGTGTTTTTTGTGGGCTGTAAATACAGATACAGGAAAAATGTATATGGTTGATGTAGAAAATGAACAGGGTGGTGGCATTATACAAGCTAAAAAAACAATAAAAAAATGGTACGAAAAATATAATCTGGCACATTGGGTTATAGAAGAAAACGGATTCCAAAGAGCTATACGACAAGATAAAGATTTGAAAGAGTATTGTGCAAGAATGGGTATTTATTTAGAAGGACATCAGACACAAAAAAATAAATTTGATCCTATCTTTGGCGTTGGAAGTATGAGAGAATTGTTTAAAGAGGAATTAATTAGTTTGCCATATGGTAGTGCAGAAAGCGAAACTAAGAGTAATATATATCGTAGGCAACTAATTTATTTTTCTACAGGTGCTAGTAAGCAATCTGGTAGAAATAACAAGAGTGATGTTGTTATGGCTAGTTGGTTTCCTATGAGAGTAATTAGGAGATTACAGAAAGAAAGACTAGCAGAAGTAGGATTAGATTATGAACCAAGTTTTGGAGAGTGGGATTTAAGCGATATGAATGAAAGCCCTTGGGGTTAAAATGACACCAGAAGAAATACAATATCAGATAACACAGTTGCACTATGACAATCAAAGTGCATACTCTACAAGAGGGCGTATTCGTGCAATTATGAATGGTGGACCAGATGGTTTACTTGCATTACTTGGCGATCAGATAAAAGGTTTCCAAGATTTCCAAATACCTGTACCTAACTTAATGATGTCAGGACTAGAGCATTTGTCACAAAAAATAGGTCGTATTCCTAACTTAAAAGTAGATGTACCTAACAATAAAGATTCTGACAGAGCTAGAGCTAAAGCAGATAAGATAGCTCGTATTGTAACTTCGTATGATGACACACAAAAACTAGATTTACAAATGCCACAAGTAGGTAGATGGTTACCTGGTTATGGTTTTGCTGTATGGGTTATTAGAGAAAAGAAAGGACCTGATGGTACGCCATATCCTTGTGCAGAACTTCGTGACCCTTACAACTGTTTTCCTGGTTACTTTGGTGCAGATCAACAACCAAAAGAAATGGCTATTGTTCGTAGAGTACCTAAAGAATCACTTGCACAGGTTTATCCTAAGTACGCAGAAAAGATTATGGCTAAAGATGGTTATGAAACTAATACACTAGGTATAGGTAATGCTTATGCTTCTGCTTACACAGATTCTTACAATGGTTCTTGGGCTAACTCAAATGGAGAAGGTGATTTAGTAGCAGAGTATTATAACGAAGAAGGAACATATATATTCCATATGACCTCTGCAACTATTCTTGATTTTATACCTAACCCACTAGATAGTGGTCCTGCTTTTGTTGTAGCTAAGAAATTTGCATTTGACAGACTACAAGGACAGTATGACCAGATCATAGGACTTATGGCTTCTATGGCAAAGATAAATGTTATGTCAATAATAGCTATGGAAGATGCAGTCTTTACAGAAACAAACATATCAGGTGAGATAGAATCAGGACAGTATCGTAAAGGTAGATTTGCTGTAAACTATCTAGCTCCAGGTACACAAGTTAGTAAACCTGCATCAAATGTACCTTATCAAATCTTTCAACAAATAGACAGAATAGAACGACAACTACGAGTTGGTGGTTCTTATCCTGTATCTGATGATTCACAAAGCCCACTTAGCTTTGCAACAGGTAGAGGATTAGAAGAATTAGGTGCAAGTATGTCACTAATGATTAGAGAATATCATACAGTTATGGCTGATGCTATAGAGATGATTGATTCTAAAAGATTAGAGTGGGATCAGAAAATGTATGGTGGTAAAGCTAAAGACCTATCTGGTTATTACAACAATCAGTTTTTTAGCGAAAAGTATGACCCAGCAAAAGATATACAAGGTGCATACAAGACACGCAGAGTGTATGGTGCTATGGCTGGATATGATGAGCCACAAAAGATTGTAACAGGGCTGCAATTACTTCAGGCAGGTATCATAGACACACAGACATTACAAGAGAACCTTGATGGGTTAGATAACCTTACAACTGTAAACAGTAGAATTACAAAAGAAAAAGCAGAAAAAGTTTTATTTGATTCTTTACTAGCACAAGCACAACAAGGCGATCCTAAAGCAACTATGGCTGTTATACAGATAAGAAAACAACCTGATAATATGCAAAGTATTTTAGATAAGTTTTACACAGCAGAAGAACCTGCAATACCAGAAGAAGAACAAGAATTGCTTGGAGGAGCTTCCCTACCACCACAGGGTGCTCCACCAGGCATAGCACAGTTATTACAAGGTATGGGTGGATAATGTCAATAAACAAACAATTTGCAGATATAGTACACAATTCTTTGTTTGATGTAGATGAGTTATGTGATGATATTTTGTTAGAAGAAGAAGTATTCCAACCTAGAATGTTTCACGACCAAATGCCACCATTAGCTTTTCCTTTTGGCTATATGATTATAAGTTCTACATTTATGTTTTATGATGATGAGGATGAAGATGGCAACGAGAAGTCCTAGTAACAGAGGTTTAAACGTACCTCCTGCTGCAAGAAATTACCAAGACAACACACAAGCTGTAAGAAGAATACCTGGTGTTGCATATGGTGAACAACAAGACTTAATACAACAACAGCAATCAGCACCTTTACCAAAAGATACTTTGCCACAAGAAAAACCATTAGTACAACCAACACAAAGAAGGATGCCAAACATAGATGTTTTTGCACCAACTAAAAGACCTAATGAACCTGTAACATCAGGGTTGCCTTTTGGTCCTGGTTTAAACACAAGACCAGAGGAACAAGCGTATCAAGCTGAAAATATAAAACAATTTGTATATCAGTCTTGGCTAGAAACAGGTGATGATAGTTTACTAGAGTATTTGTAATGGCTACCTCATACTCTGATGATGTTAATGTAGATTACTTACTTGAAAAAAGAGATTCACAACCCCCTTTACAAGTAACAAGAGATCAAGCAATT